TTAGCATAAGTGGTGAACACTTTCTCTATTCCTCCTATTTGCAGACTTGGAGTAAAAAACATTATCTTTTTTTGCATAACAATTCCAATATAGTTTATTTAAATAAGCAATAATCAAACTCCAAATTATAATCCTTAAAGGATAAGTAGCCTCTGCACGCACCCAGAAAACAGCATGTGCCATCAATGCCGAGTAGATAATATACGAATAATATACGTTTAGTTGAAGCTGCATTTGGATACGATTTACAAATTTTCCTAAACCCCAAAAGAATAGGAGAATACCTACCAAACCAAAAGAAAGATATATATCAGCTTGGAGCATAGTTCCCAACCCAACCGAGGGATTATCCCCTAATGTATATCTGGTAAATAGAGTGGCAGAACCGGTATTTTTAGAATCAAGCCCCACTAAATTTAAAAAGCGTTCTAGAGACGGGATCACTCCTATAACCCCTCCAGACATACTATATCCATATGTAAATCCGGTTTTATCGACCACCTCAAAAACCAAAAAATTACTCCTTGAAGGTATGACAATATCACTAATTACAGACGCAGAATTAATGATAATATTTTCATCAATAGTTTTTCCCGTTCTATTAATTTGTATAAACCACATAGAAAAAAATCCTATGATTGCCAACAGAATAAAACGAGAAAAACTAATTTGATAATAAAAATAAAAAAGGAAAAAAGAAGTCGGCAATAAAATTTGCATGGCAAATGTTCGATTCCCGGCATAAAGCATTAAGAAGGAAAGCGTAACACAAACCAACAAGAATAGTTTGTTCGGTTTTTTCCTACAAGCCCGTAGATTATAAAATTCTGTACCAATGGTAGCGATAAGGGTCGCTTGGAGCAAAGATTGTAATTGATTGATAGGTCCACTCAATTCCGCATTGGCAGATTTACCGTACATAGCTTGATAATAAGAAACCCCTCCAGAACAAATAAATAGTACAAACAGTAGGCAAGATAAAAAAATCAGGAGTCGATTATTTACATATATTACTCGGCTTGCCGTTTCCTCTTTTTTCGTCAAAGAGACACTACCTAATAAATAACAATTAATAGCAATCAATGAAATTGAAACAGCATGCGAAATCGTATCTACATTAAAAGAAAATCCAAAAAAATATATGAATGGGAAAGAAGGTTCATACAAAAAGACAGGATAAGCAAAAGCTGCCAAACTGAAAACAAATAAAAACAAGGTATCAAAATCAAAATAATTTTTTTTCTTTTTAATCTTAAAATACAAATATACATCCACACAAAAGAGAAGAAATAAAAAAAGAATATAGCCAAAAGAATAGTAATTAGGACAATATAAATACTGAATAAAAGACAGTAGTGAAAAGAATAAAAAAAGTTTTTTTATTAAGTTCTTTCTAAACATTTTTATATAATATAAGGATTAAACCAATATCCTATTTTTTCAACAAGTGCCTTATTAAATCAATCCAATACTTATTTTTCAAGAAAAGAATCAGTTTAAAGTAACGATCATGAAAAATAAGAGATGGCTTATCAGCATTCAGATATGCTGAAAACCGATATTTAAATAGAATTTCATCTACATCCGCTATCGATTCTGGAAACAGATCAGCCAATATATGGTGTATTTTTTCAAGCCAAGAAAGTTTCTGATTAAGCAAGCATACTTCTCCCTTTTTGTTTTCACAGATCATATTATGGATCGAAATTTCTCCTATAGTTATGTTAGGTACTAATGATAACAGCAGTTGCTTTCTTACCAAATCAGCGACCTTAACTTGTTCTTTTTTATTCTTACAACTTATTTGTTGTTTGGAGATACGATAACTCAATAAATACTTAGGAATATTACTAAAAACAGCCCCCCGGATGAGCAGATCTCCCCACAGGAAAAAATCTTGGGATTTTTTCATTTCTTCATTATAGCATACAGATTGACCCTGGATCGTATGCTTCATCATTACCGAAGGATGAACTATTGGATTCTCAAACAAAGAATTGATGAGGATACCACGATTAGAAACAGGAAAAGAGATAAACTTCTTTGAATAAAAATGGACATCTCCAAACAATTTCGCAAATGATCCGCAAACATCTACAGATGGATGTTGATTTAAAAAGTTATACTGAATTTCCAAGCGCCTAACATCACTTATATCATCAGCATCCATCCGAGCTACATATCGTCCTTTTGCGACGGAAAGTCCTCTATTCAAAGACTTTGTCAAGCCTATATTGGTTTCATTTTGAATAAGGCGAATTCTTCTGTCTTGCTTGATCAATTCTTTAAAAAATAATCTGACATCCGTTCTATTAGGATGGTCTATAAGGATGATAAACTCAAAATTTGTAAAAGTTTGCTGAAGAATAGAATAAACAGAATCCTTAATCCAATCTATCGGTTCTTCATATATACTCATCAAAACAGAAACATCCACATTCTCTTCGCCCATAACCTCTATTTTCCAATGCAATAATAAGTGATGCCCAAAGCTACTAATTCTTTTTCATCATAGATATTTCGTCCGTCAATTACAACAGCCTGCTTCATCGTCTTTTTCAGTACTCCCCAACTCGGCACACGGAATTCTTTCCATTCCGTTACAAGTAATAAGGCATCCGCATCTAATATGGCATCATACATATCTGTAGCATATTTCACTTTATTACCTATGATCAATTTACATCCGTCCATCGCAATCGGATCATAAACTTTCACCATTGCATCTGCCTTAATCAGCATATTAATCAGCACCAAGGCAGGAGCTTCACGCAGATCATCCGTCTCCGGCTTAAAAGACAATCCCCATACAGCCACTTGTTTTCCAGCTATATCACCACTAAAATATTTTAATAATTTCTCATAAAGGATACACTTCTGAAATTCATTCACCTCTTCAACAGCCTTTAAAACACGCATCGAATAACCATTCTTCTCAGCAGTCTTTATCAAAGCTTTTACATCTTTTGGAAAACAAGATCCACCATATCCACAACCCGGATAAAGGAATTTACTACCAATACGAGTATCAGCACCTATCCCCTTACGAACCATATTCACATCAGCTCCCACAAGTTCACACAGGTTGGCTATATCGTTCATAAAACTAATACGGGTAGCTAGCATAGAATTGGCAGCATATTTTATCATCTCAGCACTGGGGATATCCGTAAATATCAATCGATAATTATTCATCATAAAAGGCTTATAAAGACGTTCCATTATTTCCTTAGCCCTTTCTGATTCAACCCCCACCACTACACGGTCAGGTTTCATAAAGTCATTTACCGCATCACCTTCTTTTAAAAATTCAGGATTGGACGCTACATCAAACTCTATCTGGACTTTTCGTCGATCAAGCTCCCTTTGAATTGTATCTTTCACCTTTTGGGCCGTTCCGACCGGAACAGTGCTTTTAGTTACCACCAATATATATTTATTCATATTACGACCAATCGTACGCGCCACTTCTAATACATATTGTAAATCGGCACTACCATCCTCTTCTGGCGGAGTTCCTACAGCGCAGAATACTACTTCAACATCCTCCAAACACGTTTTTAAATCAACCGAAAACTTCAGCCGCCCGGCTTTATAATTGCGAGATACCATATCTTCTAATCCCGGTTCATAAATAGGAATAATACCTTTCTTCAGATTCTCAATCTTGCGATCTTGTATATCTACACAAATAACATCTACACCCATCTCAGAAAAACAAGTGCCAGTTACCAAACCGACATAACCGGTACCAACGATTGCTATTTTCATTTTATTTAATTGCATTACAGTTTATAATAAGAGCGATACCATTCGATGGTTTCTTTCACTCCCTCTTTTATTGACTTATTAGGCTTAAATCCCAACTCTTCTTGCAAAGAAGTAGTATCTGCATTGGTTTGATAAATATCTCCCGATTGCATGGGTAGATAAATCTTCTCTGCTGAATATCCAATCATATCCTCTATTATAATCGGCAAAACGAAATGCGAGCGGTATAAAAAACGAAATGCGATAATCAGGGTATAAAACGAAATGTGAAAAAAATATCGCACACACACGATATAAAAAGGCTTTCAAACGTCATTTGAATGGCGTTTGAAAGCCTTTAAATTTATAGCATTTTCACGCAAAAAACACATTCAAATATTTGTGCAATTCATTAGGAATGACTATCTTTACATAGTATTTAGGAGGCATCTGTTGTATCGACAACGCCGCAATCTTTGTAATCAAACAAAGTTCGCTGCGGGTGTTCTTCATAATTGCATACCATCCACTCCTCCTGCTTTCTTCGGCTCGTCTTTGATGCGCTGATGGTTCTTTCTACCCGGTGGATTATCCATCCGTTTTTGTTTGCGTATTCCTCTATCATTGGCAGGGGAAACATTGTCAGCATGAACTTACCTTTCACCTGCTCCAAAAGCTGCAGGAGCTTCTCCATGCAATACTCATCAAACGTACCCTCGTAATGACCACAATCGCTATTGATATAAGGTGGATCCACAAAATGAAACGTATCGGGCGAGTCATAAGTGGAGATGACATCCAGCGCATCCCGGTTCTCTATGGTCACGTTGTCAAGCCGGGCGCATAACCATTCGGTAAACTCATCCTTTGCATTACGCAGTTTCTTCGGCATTCCGCCACCAAAGTCATAACCGAACGAACCATCCATCATGCTGGCAAAGGACATTTTACATAACGCCCAAACAGCCCATGCACGTTGCACCGGCTGAAAGAATTGAGGATACTGCAATATGTGTCCGGCATGGGCGTGCATATCCCGGCTGTGCAAAGTCTTCTCAATCTCCTGTTTCAGGTCACGATAATAGACTTTAGCCATCCAATAAAAGTTCGTTATATCCATGCTGATATCGTTTATAACTTCGCCATCAGCCGGACGCTTGGCAAACAATACTGCAGCACCGCCGCAGAAAGCCTCTGTATAAAGTTTATGCTTGGGGATCAGAGGCAGAATATGTTTAAGGAGGGTTTGCTTGCCTCCGTAGTAAGAAATAGGTGTTTTCATTGCTGTTATTCCTTTAAATGTTACTATCTTTGCGACATCTCACTCACATAACATACAAATGCGACCAACCGCAGCAGAGGGTATTTAGCCCCCGGCTGTGCGGTTGGTCGCATCTTTGTGTAAGTATGTGGGTGAGATAACTACTTACAGGCCGGGGGCTTTTTCTTGCCTGCCCCCGACAGGCATTTATCCGTTTATAAGCGCATTAGCTTGTTCCTTGCATTGTTCCCGGTAAGACTGGAAATCATCCCACTCGGAAATAAATTCGGATGCCCGTTCATGCTCCGGATTGACAAAGGCTATCATACGGTTTGACTGGATTGCCTCCACCCGGCTGGCCGAGTACCTCGTGCGGATCAACCCAGAAACAAATTCGTCATAAGTAGCCTCCCTCGCTTCAATCAGAGTACCTCCGTCCGCCATACTTCCTGTATAGGCATATCCCAATATGGGAGCGGACACCGGTTCAGTCACCTCACCCGAACGGGCATCCGGTTCAGGAGAATACTCCTCACGCTGCTCGTTCAGATAGCACAAATAATGTTCATTATCGAACTTTGAAAAAGTCTTTTTTTCTGCATAAATCCCTTTGTACATAATCACCGATATTTTAATCGGGATCGGTTATCTTATAAAAGCATTTACCCCGGTCACCGATTGGTTGTTTAATAATCTTTGCCGAACAGGGTTCATCCAACACCACATCTTTCAACTGTTTGATAAGAGCCTCCGAACCGGTAAAAGTGATATGTTCCACCCAATCCATTTTTGGAGAACCGTCATCATCAGTGAGCAAAGCTCCGGTCTTGTCCTTTACCTGCTCGTAGATGTCATACTGGATGATCAGGCATTCACCCTTGTACTTGGAGGCTTTTATCTCGAAGCCTTTCAGGTGGATTTCCCTGTTCAAAATGTCATCAATGTGGTACTTATCTCCCGTGAGATTACCACTGCTGTTCGTTACTTCACTGAATGTTTTCATATTGAGAGTTTTTAATAAATAAATACTATTGCAATGCTGCATGAACCCCAACCGGCTGGATGCCTTTATCCGGATCTCCTCATCGCTCATTCCACGTTTTCGTAGTTTGGCCACCTCCCGGCAGAGGTTTTTCTTGTTCTGCTTGCGGGCGAGGCAATAATCATGGAACGTCACGTATCCCACGTAATTGACACCCCTGCTCTCTACCGGGAAGACCTGATAATTCGGCTTTATACTCAAAGCACGTTCATTATTCAAGTAGTGGTTGATAAACACGAGGGTTCCGTGGAGTTTCTCCTTGTTTCCATCCAGTAGGACAATATCATCGGCAAAGCGGTAATAGTACCGGATGCCCATTTCTTCTTTCATGATATGATCCAGTTCGGATAAATAAAGGTTAGCAAAGAATTGGGATAAATAATTTCCAATAGGCACTCCGTTCTCTGCCGAGTCCACGATACCGTCAAGCAAAGCAAGCAGCCGGGCATCTTTCAGCTTTCGGCGGATTACCTGTTTCATGATCTCATGGTCTATACTCGGATAAAATTTGCGCACATCGATTTTCAGGCAGTACCGGGTTCCCTCCGGATCCGCTTTCAAATCACGGCGGAGCTTGTATAAAAGAGGGTGAATACCACGTCCACGGATACAGGAATAGGTATCACGGGTGAAATTGGAGAGCCATATCGGTTCAATCACCTGCATGATAGCCCAATGAACGACACGATCACGGAATGGCAGTTTGAATATCTTCCGCTCTTTAGGCTCGTAAATGATAAAAGTCTTGTACTCGGAGGTGCGGTAAGTACCGGTGATAAGTTCACGCTGGAGCTGTAATAGGTTCGCCTCCAAATGGGAGCCGTACTCTATTACTTCGCTTCGGCGAGTTTTGTGACGGGCGGCGTTGTGAAACGCCTGTTCGAGATTGCCATATTCGACAACTCGTTCAAACAAATTTCCATACCTTTTCATGGTCTGTTTCTGCGGTTCTGAGTGTCTGAGTGTCTGCTTTGCCTTACTCGGAAGCGTTCGAACCGTTACCGGCCTACCAGCGTCCTTCCAGAGCGTTCGTCATCTTTTGCCAAGTGGCAAGGTCTTTCACCCCATCTAACCGTTTCCTAACTGCAAAGTATAGGGGAGCGGACACATTCGCATTCGAATTCGAGGCTGCATTGTTCGTATTCGTAGCAAACGCCCCTGCATTCGTGCCATTGTTAGCGTTAGCACCGGAGAGGCGGACACGAAGCCTGCGTCACACTAAGGGTAAAACAACCTGTTAAACTTGGTTTAACGATGCAAAGATAAGCCTTTTAAATACATTTACCCAAAACCGGCAAAAAAATCACAAAAATCGACTCGCCTTACGGCGAGTTCTGAAACCCGCCGAACAGCTTTTCCAAAACTCTCAATACAAAATTTCAAAGAACGTTCTTTTCCTCTTTCCGTTTTCCGTTTTCGTTTTAAGCCGACATCACCGGATCCGCATCGAAAAAGCAGAGGGGAGCGGACACATACGCATGCGAATTCGAGGCCGCATAGCTCGTATTCGTAGCAAACGCCCCCGCATCCGTGCCACCGTGAGCGCCAGCACCGGAGAGGCGGACACGAAGCCCTTTGGATGATGCTGAATTCTCCCAAAAATAGTCACAGAAATAAGTCGAGGCGGTCGCTCCGATTTCGGTCGGCATGGCGCAAAGCAAGTAGTAACTTTTCTGTTTGATATAACCGCTGGTTCTCGGAACCTCGCAAACCTTGATAAGGCCGGAAATCGAATTGTCATCATAACCGGCATAAAGGGACGGGGCAACATAAACCTCGGATTTCTCATCACCCACGTTATCGATAAGCCCCCGGACAATTTTCCATATATGGCCGAAAGGATGTTTCAGGCCAAAGAACACCGGAACCTTTGCCGCATAATGCAGCGAGCCGTCCTCCTTTAGCACATTGAACGTTGTTTCACCGCAACCGTCACCCAACTCAATACCCGCAGAGGTCGGAACAACCGGGTAATAACCCCACTGATCCCAATTCGGCATATTAGTGGTTCCGGCTCCGAGGCCACCCTGATACAGACCGTTGCTATCCTTTTCAGCAATCACGGCCTCCTGCATATTGCGGGTTCCGAATATAATCATGAAAAGGATTTCAACAACGGCCTGAGCCACGTACCAATTGGCATCCCAACCCTCGCCACGCTTACGGGCATAAGTTGAAAAACTACGGTACTGCAGAGCGGTTGCCACCATACCAAGCTGAGTGCGATAGGTTCCGTCACGGCTCGCATCGTTGCCACCTCCACGATATTGGGCGGCATCGCTCACAACCGAGCAAAGAATGGCGTTCGTCCTATCCATCACGCCACCACCGAGGGCGGAAAGGCCACCGGCGGGAATATACACGCACTGTTTGCCTTTGATAGGAGAAAGAGAAACCGCATAATATTTCAGATTCCCCACTTTCCACTCGGCAAAATAGAAACCGGTATTCCAACACCACATATACTGCCCCATCGTGCCATCCAGCTTGGCCGGTGTGCCGTCCTCGAAACGGTAGTGGTTCGTGGGATCCAGCTTGCGCCGGGTACGGTCATCCTGAACAAGGTAACAACCAAGCCCCAGCAGCTCAGGCAGCTTGCGGAGCATATCAAGGCTTCCGTGATAACCGGCGGCTCGGTACGTGGAATTCGATTCATTCCAATAACGCCCACAAACGGCATTGGCGGCGGAGGTAACAGCCTCCGACAAATTCATAACTTTGGACTCTCCATCCGTATCCAGCACCTCGATGCGCATATCGCTCACGCTGCCGGAGGCAGTATCGAGTTCGCTGATCTTCTTTCCGGCTTCAAAAGCCGAAAGCATCGCTAATACACGAGTTTCCTGATCGCTTGTCATATTTATCAAGTTTTTAAGTTAAACGTATTCTGCCTTTACTGTCAACCCGGATTTTACCGCCTCCGGTAAGGCGGACGGACGGAGCCTGAACCGTCACGTTTATGGTCTTGTACAAGTGGGTGGCCTGTGTCGGGATCACGTGGATCCGGCTCGTTCCGATCTTCAACGGGGTTACAATACCGGCAGGATCCACGCTCACGGCCACGTCATCACCCAAGAACAAAACATTCTGCAGGGAGTACGAGGGGAACATCTTGGCCACGATACGCTGAACGTAAGGATTACGCTGGGTGATGCGTTTCGTGTAGGTCAGTTCCATCCTCGTGGGAGCCAATGAAGCTGCACCCGATATGGATTCCTGCAGCTGCTTCATCTTCTCGATTTCGGCCTCTGCTGTGGTGGCCGTACTGCTCGCACGGGCGGCAGCGGCAAGAGCTTCCGATTTGGCCGCATTTACAGAGCTGGCCTCCTTATTCGCCGTATCAGCTGCGGAGGACGCTTTCGTGGCGGCATTCGTGGCATTGGAGGCGGCTCCGTTGGCCGCATCCGTGGCTTTCTTTGCCGCTTCGGTAGCTGCTCCAGCAGTACCGGCGGCATCATTGGCACTTTTGGCAGCATTATTGGCCGCTGTGGTTGCCTTATCTGCATTACCTGCAGACGTGTTGGCTTTTACTGCGGCTTCATTGGCGGCTTTCGTTGCCCCACTGACCGCATCCAATGCCACGTCCTGCAATTTGGAGATAGGAGCCTCTACTACTTCCGGCACGCCACCGTTAAAGCGCAAGGCCGGAAGCGAGAGAAGCCCATCTAACGAGGTGGCCACCGGTAGATCACCCACGCCTTTGGATTCGGCTCGGATGATCGCACGCACACGTTTAGCGATTTCCTGCAATTGAGCTTCTGTCAGTACCATAACTTATCCGTCTATCAATTTGACAATTTGTGCGTAACCGCCGGGGCTCAAAACCAATGCGGCTTCTTTTATCATTAGAGCCTCCTCCGCTGAGATTTCGATATCTCCGGTGGATTGATAGATCTTAAGGCTCAAGCTATAAGCACGGATTTTTTCATCACCACTCAAAGCATTCACCCTCTCATCTCTCCACTCCCCACTGAATAGGATCGGAGCAATGACATCTTTCATCAGCTGCTCCTGTTCCACATCCGTACCCTCTACCTTTTTCGTGATCACCAACCCCTTATAATTCATAAAGGGAACATTCAAATTCACTTTCATAAATACCTCCTTTTTATTATTACCAGTTATTATCATTCATTGCGCCCACTATCCATCCTCTGCCTAATAAGTTAGAAGCCGGTGAAGGACTCATGAAATCCGCTATATTCCTACAATCAGCGATAGTACCGCCCGGCCATTTTACCTTATTGCCATTCGAGTAGATATAAATTTCACTATTTTGATTATTCGCATTCATGACCGTTACCCGCTGGCTTTTCATCCCGCTCAATAAATACCGGTACGTCCCTGAAACCTTTATGATCACCAAGTCAACAGGGAAACCGGAAGCATCCCCGGTGGTTCCGTATAACGGAATGGTATAATAGGTCTCGTTATTGGATGACGTGGCCGAGGGTAGGGAGACATATACCTTACCGGTTTCCGTATCCAAACCATTTACGTAATAGTAACCATAACTGCCATATACCACCAGTGTATTGCGTTGCCTTGCCCCGAAATTACCACGACACCAAACATCGGAGGTATAGAAACGGAAAGAACGTTTTTTGTCATAGTCATAGCCCTGATGATACAGGTCACCGTTAAACCACATCTTTCCATCACTGCCAAAGGAGATGCCTCCGACAATATCCCCGCTATTATTCACGCAGTTTAAGGATTTGAAGGAACCCGACACACCGACAACCGTTCCGCTGAACTCGCCGTTCTTGGCGATTATCTTTCCATCCGTGGTGAATTGTACGTTACCATTCGCAGTTACAAGCCCCTCCAGCTTGATATGCTTGGCGTTTATTGTCACGGAGTCCGCCGCTTGGTTGATATAGGAAACAATCGTATCACCATTCTCAAGCGTCTTGCTCGCCCATAACTTATTGCCGTCTGCAGTAGTAATCCACCCAGCCTTGCTGATGGTTCCGTCTATCGTATCCACCCGGCTAACAATGGCATTGATTTGTTGTGCCGTCACGTGAAAGCTGCTCTCGTGCGT